GCCAAGCGATCTTGGCGGGGATGATGATGGATATATCTTGCCGCCAATTGACGAGCATTCGCATATCGTCGCAGCTGACCGCATGGAGAATGTAGAACAAGGCATGTTGTTTCGCATCCCAGAAATGTCCGCAACATCGTTCCATGCCGAAAAGAAGTTGACGCTAAAACAAAGATGTGATCTTGCTGCGGAACTGGCAACACATGACAAGCCAGTAACGGTATGGTGCGAAACAAACGAAGAAAGCGCATATCTGACCAAAGCTATTGACGGGGCGATTGAAGTTAAAGGGGATCAAGACCCTGATGAAAAGGAGCGGCGTCTTTTGGGCTTTGCAGATGGTCAATATCGTGCAATCGTGTGCAAGCCAAAGCTGGCTGGTTTTGGCGTCAACTGGCAGCATTGCGCCCATGCCGTGTTTGCCTCGATCAGCTTTAGCTATGAGCAGCACTACCAAGCCAAGCGGCGTTCACATCGGTTTGGGCAATCGCAGCAGGTCAGAAATGACATTGTAATGAGTGACACAGAGGCGAGCATTTGGGACGTTATCAACGTAAAATCTGCAAAGCATGACGAAATGAAAAAGCGCATGGCAACCGCTATGCGATCAGCACAAAGCAAATCGTCAGTTCGAGTGGCATATGACCGCCCCATTGAATTGGCGTTTCCAGAATGGATCAAAGGAGAATTGAAATGAAACAACCAGAATATCAAGGCAAGTGGCACGCGCTGCACAATTCGGACTGCATCGAGGGTATGCACGCAATGCCCGCGCAATCGGTGGATTGCATGGTCACGTCGATCCCGTTTGGCGATCTGTTCGTTTATTCGGACAGCGAGCGCGATCTTGGCAACGCTGGCACGGGCGAAAAGTTTCTTGAGCAATACAAGTATTTTGCCGAAGCCCTAACGCGCGTTATGAAGCCTGGCCGCGTTGCGTGTATCCACGTCACGGACTTGCCAACGCGCAAGGGCAAGCATGGCTTTATTGGCTTGCAAGACTTCTCTGGTGACATCATCCGCGCGCATCAAGACGCTGGCATGATCTACCATAGCCGCGTCACAATCTGGAAAGACCCCGTAGTTGAAATGCAACGGACAAAGGCGCTTGGCCTGTTGTACAAGCAGATCCGCAAAGACAGCACCATGAACCGGATCGGGATGCCTGATTACATGCTGATGTTTCGCGCGCATGGTGACAATCCAGATCGTGTTGAGCATTGCGCGCCGGGGTCTATCGAGACAAGCAATGTCGTAAAGTGGGAGGGGACCGATGAGTGCGGGTGTTGCCCAACATACAGTGACGGTCCAGAAGAGCCAGAAGGCGACGACTGGACGCCAATATATGAGCGGGTCAGAGTTGCATCTCCAGAGGCCGTTGACATCGCCAAGAAGTGGCTCAAAGAAATGCACCGGCTTGGGCTTGCGTCTGAAACGCCATCGGATGAGGCGCTTGCGGAATTGATCAAGCACGCAGAATTTGACGTGTACGAATGGCAAAAGCTTGCAAGCCCGATATGGATGGATATCAATCAAGGCAAGGTTCTGAACGGTTGGCGTGGTGCCAAGGCAGAGAATGACGAGCGCCACGTCTGCCCATTGCAGCTTGATACAATCGAGCGTTGCTTGCGGCTTTACAGCAAGCCTGGTGACGTGGTTCTTGATCCGTTCAACGGGATCGGATCAACAGGGTATCAGGCAATCAAGATGTTTCGCCGGTATCTTGGATTTGAGTTGAAACCAGAGTATGCGGCGCTTTCTGGTCGCAATCTGGCCGAGGCAGAAGCATCCGCCGGTGGATTGTTTGACGCCGCCTAACAAAAAGCCCCCGTCCATTTCTGGGCGGGGGTTATTGCTTGGCGAGGGTGCGGGGAATCGAACCCCGGCTTTCAGTTTTGGAGACTGACGCGCTACCATTACGCTACACCGACAAGATTGAGGCGCTGAGCCAATCGGTTCCAAGCACTACACATGCCCATTTCCCCGTCTTTGAATGCACCGCAAAAAATGCGGATAATGAAACCCTACACCACAGGCGCGGTATTCGTCAAGTGTTGCACTAGATCAGCTTTAACGCCTCAACAAGCACTTGCCCATCAAGCCGATACAATCGCACTTGGTCCGGCGTTAGCTTTTGCTCAACAAGCCATGCCCGCGCATCCGCAAGCCCATCCTTGCAATCCAATGTCGCAAAGATAATTGTGCCAACCTTGATCTGCATCACAATCCGCTATAGTGTTGCATGGCAAACAACCAAAGGAAAAACGCCATGAAAAAAGACAAAGTAATCCATTGCCGCGTAACCGCTGACCAGCAATCCGCAATCGCTGCCGCTGCCGCTGGTGCTGGGCTATCCATCACGCAATACGTCATCCGCTGCGCGCTTTCAGAAACTCCATCACCTGCCGACTAGCATCGGTGGCGCCGCGACCAATAATCACGGCGTCACCAATACCTTCTAAATACTCATGCCACGCGCGTTGCTCCTTTGAGACAACGCCGCCTTTTGTGCGTTTCATTTCAACCCACAATTTCCAAGCAGGCACATAAAGATCAGGCACGCCAGCCTTGACGCCTTCTGCCTTCATTGTTTTGCCAACGCTGATCGCCCGATGCCCGCCGTTGGGAATGTGGAAAATCCACACATCACGAAAATGCGTTTCAAACCATCGTAAGAAACCAATTTGCTCATCGCTTTCTGTTGGAATTTTCAAAATGGAATATCATCCCCAATATCAGCGCGCCAATCATTCGGCCCAGCGTCCCACGATAGTGCCTCACCCTGCGGATCCGGCTTGCGCCCTGCCGCATAATCAAGCTGCACAATCTCATCAAAACGCGGATCATCAATGCGCGGCTTGATCTTAATGCGGGCCGGTATGGTCCAAGTCAACTGCGCCTCCACCAGTGCATCATCCGTGCTTGCGGCTTCCGCCCCCAGCGCCGCCTTGCGGGCCGTGTAGCGGCTTGCAGCGTATCCGCCATGATCTGGGCATAACCATTCGTTTATCGTCTTAATGCCGCACATATAGCTTACCTTAATGCTGTCAGGCTTTCCCGCCTTTTTATGCCGCGCATAAAGCACGCTGTCCACGTCCACCCATTCCGCCACGACCTGGCTGGACAGCACCGCGCCGCCGTAAGAGCTTGCGCCGTGATTGAGTTGCGGATCTGGAAACTTGAATGCGCAGCTTGGGCAATATCGCGCGCCCGCTGGCACCATCGTTTGGCAATCAGGGCATTCCTTAACCGGCGCTTCGCCTTCGCCGCTGGATTGCGTCTTATCGCGCACCCGCACCGCGTCAATAAAGCCATGCCGTTCGACATTGCCGCCAAAATCCAGCAACAGGCAATCCGTTTTGCCTTCCGCTTTCCGCGTGCCACGGCCCGCCATCTGCACATAAAGCCCGGCGCTTGCCGTGGCCCGCACCATCGCAACCAAATCCGTGCCAGGATGATTGAAGCCCGCAGTCAGCACGCCGATGTTAATCAGGCACCGATTGCGAAATGCTTTGAAGTCCGCAATCTTGCGCGTGCGGTCTGTTTTGTTATCCGCACCCGTCACCACATCCGCGTCAATGCCATGTTCGGCCATTTCATCTTTTATCATTTCGGCATGTTGAACGCCGCTGGCAAATACCAGCCAAGACTTTCGATCTTGCCCAAACTTCACAATCTCCTCGACCGTGGCGCGCACTAATTCAGGATCGCTTGCCGCCATTGCAAGCTGGCTTTCAATAAATTCCCCGCCACGCTTGCCGACGTTAGTCAGGTCAATCTTGGCCTTTGCGCCTTTGCTGATGATCGGCGCAAGGTGGCCTTGGTCCATCAACATCCCAACCGGAATATCGTATGCAATGCCGTCAAAAATAGCGCCTTCGCCTTTGTGCAAATATCCGCTGTCCAGCCGGTAAGGCGTGGCAGTTAGGCCAACTATTTTCACATTCGGATTGCATTGCCGCAATTCATTGATAAACCGCCCGTATCGCGTGGTCGTATTTTGCGGCACCAAATGCGCCTCGTCGATGATGACCAAATCAGGCGGCGGGATCATATCCGGCGCCCGTTCCCATATCGACTGGATGCCCGCAAACGTCACTTGCTTGTCAAGGCGCTTCTGCCCAATGCTGGCGCTGTAAAAGCCAAGATCAACGCCCGGCAGCATGTTCACCAACTCCTCGGCGTTTTGCAAAATCAATTCTTTGACGTGGGTCAGCATCAACACCCGCGTGCCGGTGTAGCCTAGCGCGTCCTCAATCAGCTTGGCCAAGATCAGGCTTTTACCAGCGCCCGTCGGCGCCACAATTAGCGGATCGCTTCCACGCTCATCGGCCCAATATTGATAAAGCGCATCAATGGCGTCTTGTTGATATGGTCTAAGGGTTAGTTTCAAAATGGCACCCACTGACTTGCGATTTCTGCGCTGTTTTTTTCATTGCGAATTATCTCGCCGTCATCCGTCACATATTCAACCCAATCCGGCGATGCATCATGCACTTCAAACGGCATCGCGTACGGATTGAATAAATGCCCATCGCAGACCGTTCCGAATGTCTTTCCC